ATCGCTCTCGTATTGCTTGACGAAAGCGTCGGAGACTTCCTGTGACATGGTGATTTCCTTCGGGGTTGGGTGACCTCTCGAAGGTTATCCTTGGTTGCGGGGCCAGGGGTTATCCCGCTTCGTCTGGGCCTTGTGCGATTGCCGGGCAGTTTTGCGCGCACGCGGGCTTTCCGTCAACGGGTTTTGATCATGCCGGAGTAGCCGCGGCTGTAGCCGCAGCGCTTGTAGAAGCGCTCGATGCGCTCGTTGGCGATGCCGGCGGAGATGCCCAGCGAGATATCGGCCACCTGTTTCACGTGGAACGCCCAGCCTTCGAGCGCCGTCAGCATGTCGCGGGCGACATTGGCAGTACGATGCTTGGGCAGGATGTAGAAACCGAGATCAGTACAAGTCTTAGTATAGCTGAAGTAATGCTCATGACATATTGCCATCATGTAGCCGACGACAGCATCGTCATGGACGTCGATGACGACCGTGCACCACATCTCCTTGTCGGTCAGCGCCCGCTGGATCAGGTCGGCGACCTTGGCGATCGCCAGCGGCATCGAGCAATATGCAGATTCTGCATGGAAGGCGCGGGCGAGACGAATAGCCTCGCCGATATCGCTGTCGCGCAGCCGCCTCAGGCGATAGCTCATCCGACTTTGCTGTTGACCGGATAGAGTTTTTCGTAGCCGGCCTCGACCGACTTGACGAAGGCCGGGTCACGCTGTGCCGGATCCCAGTAGCGCGGTTCCTGCTGCATCGCCCGCAGCGTCTCGAGGTCGAGGGTCTTCGGCGGATCGCTGCGTGTTGCCGGGTCGACCGGATCTGACAGTCCCATGAGTCTCTCCATCAGCTTGATGCCGTCCGGCGAGGTCACTGCTGCCTGCAGTGCCGCCAGTTCGCCCGGCGTCTTGGCGGTTGCCTGCGCCCAGGTGTCGACGGCGGCGATGCGTGACTTGAAGGCTTCGCCGAGTTCCGCCTTGAGGGTGTCTTCGGGGATCTCCTGCGGCGCCGCCGATGTCACATACTGCTCGACGCCCTTGGCGAAGACCTCCTGCGGAATGCCGGATTCGAATGCCTGCTTGCGCCACCATTCGACAAGAGGATGTTTTCCTAATTCCGCCGGATCGACGCCTTCGATCGCCGGCAGTGCGTACTTGTCCGCCGATTCGGGTCGGCCCTTGTAGAGCTCGGCCTTGAGCGCCTCGACCTTGCCACCGAGCTTGCCCTCGAGCTCGCCATAGGAGGTGACGAAGCTCTTGAGGTCTGGCTTGCCGTCCTTCTTGAACTTATCCGGAAAGCTTACCCCCTCGAACGGGTCCGCCGGGACGCTTGGGGCGGGGGTTGGCGAAGGTGTCGGGTTTGGCTCTGCTGTCTGCGACATGGCTGTGCTCCTTGTGGTGGGCCGAGATCCGCTGGCTGATCACGGCGACGATGAAGCGCATCCCTTCGAGGTGACGCAGCTCGGCGTCCGTCGCGTGCGGCCCGCACACCCTTTCTATCGAGATCGAGCGGAGGTAGTCGAGGGCGGACTTGCCGGCGTCGCCCTTGAACACCGTCGCCAGCAGTTCATTGAGACGTTGGTGCTCAGCGCGCGCGCGCAAAATGCCGTCCGGCCCCTGTTCAGGCTGCATTGGAAGCGATCAGGCCCTCAATCTCACACACCGCATCGTTGACCCGCTGCATCCCGCCTTCCTCGACGATGTGGCTGAATACGCCATCGGCGTGCTCCTTGATGACGGTGATGAAACGCCCGTCGATTTCGGCTTTGACCAGAACATGGTTGCCGGTGCGGACGAGATGGATGGCTGTGATGTTCATGGCGCTTTCCCTTTTGCTCAGGCTGCATTGGCTGCCGTCAGCTGTGGTGGCGGTTGCGCTCCTCCGCCCGACCCGCCCATCGCCCCGGCATTCTGGCCTCCGCCGAGCATGGACGCCAGATCCGGACCTTCGCCGCCGATCCCTGGCACCGCCTGCCCCATCTGGCCGACCTGCTCGGCGAAGCCCTGGATTTCGGCCGGCTTGCGGGTGAACTTCGACGGCACGCCGAGCTTCTCGCCGACATAGGGGGTGATGTCCTCGCCCTTGAGGAACAGATTGACCATCTGCGGGCCGAAATTGCGCTGGGTGAACTGGATCAGCCGGTCCATGGCGCTGATGTCTTCATTGTCCTGGGCGCGGGCCAGGGGACTGGTGGCCGTGACCTTGACCTCGCGCCCGTTGACCACGGGGAGTTTGATCGCCCCGAGATCCTTGAGAATGTAGACGACGCGCTGGACGGTGGGGAAGACGAACTCGCCCATCAGGCGGCCGAAGGCGGATCCGATCTGACGGCTAAGGTCCGCCATGCGCTCGGCCACCTCTGTCGCGGACATGGGAGTCCGGTTTGGATTGCCGAGCATATCATTGTAAAGCGCCCGTTTGATATTAGCCCGCTGCTCGTCGAGAACGAGACTAGCGACATTGAAGTTTCCACCAGCCTGCACGGCCTCGACGCCGCGAGATCCGGGTGCTCTCGGGATAATGGTGCCAGGCACCAGCTCGATCGTGTCGACATTGACCACCCCGTCGTCGTCCATGTTGTAGAGCCCGGCGATCGACATCTGGGCGTTCTCGAGCACCATCTGGACGACGAGATTGCAGGTCTTGATGGCCGGCATGGCGTTCATCAGGGGTCCTCGGCCCCACACACTTCCCGCTTCCTTGCCCCAGCGGAACGCGACGATCGGGCAGCTGCCTGCGCCGGTGTACTTGGCCCGGAAGACGATCGTATTCCCCGTCTCCCGGCAGATCAGGGTGCGGTAGTGGCACTCGGTGTTGGGATTGTCCCAGTCGCGCTGCACGGCGTCGATGAAATGGTAATCCTTGCCGCTCTCGGCCCAGTCGCGCAGGTCTTTCGCCGCCATGGTGTGGCTGGGGTACTTCACCTCGAACTGGTCGACGCTGTAGCAGCGGACGCGGAAGAACTGGTCGAGCTTGTCGAAGGGACCGTTGAGCACGTAGAGCTCGTTGATCGGGATGGCCGAGAAGCGGACCGGATCGGTGACCGTGCCCTTCTCGATCTCGAGCGCGCCCATGGTGACGGCGAGGTCCATGAAGGCTTCCGCCGATTCCTGCGGGAAGTTGCTGGCGTTGATAACATCGAAGACGAACTCGGTGACGCCCTCGAGGTCGGAGTCGACCTCGCCGCGATCGGCTTCCTCGATGTCTAGTCCAGCTTTGAGGGACGCCCATCGGGTGAAATTGGGGACGATGCCAGCCTGCAGGCGGGAGGCGAACTCCTGGGTGGCGACGATCGCCGTCTCGTCGAAGATGTCGTCGATCTCGTCGTCGGGATTGGAGCTGAAGAACGCGCCCCTTCCCGGCATGGCATAGCGCATGGCCTGGTCGAAGCGGGATTCCTTGCCGGATCGTTCGGTCTGGGCCCTGCCGAAGGCTTTCATCACGGCATCGAGCGAGGGCGCGGCCATCAGTAGTTGGATCCGAAGCCGGTGCCGCTGCCGCTGAGCAGGGATCGGATGCCGCTACCCCGTAGGGTGCGCTTCTGCGCCACCGTTTCCTTCTTCTTCTCCTCGGCCAGCCGTTCGATCTCGGCCTGGCGCTGGGCCTGCTGCTGCTGCTTGATGGCGGGATCCGGCTTCGGGGCTTTCGGCATGCACATAAGCGTCAGTCCTCCACTGGATTCTCGCACAATACGCGCAATTACCAGCCTTTCAACCGCACCGGCTTTCGCTTCGCCGCCTGGGCGTGGGCGAACACGTCAAAGCGGGTCTTGGCCTTGACCGATCGGGCCGGTTCGCTGCCATTCACCAGCGCACGGCCCTCGCCGGCGCCCAACATCATGTACTGGAGCGCATCATGGACGTGAGAGAACCTATTCTTGTTCGGTCGATCCTCGAAGCGCTCATTGCCCGACACGGCGAGCCGTTTGTAATGATAGCCACCCTCGAATCCGGCGATGAGGTGCTTGCAGGATGGATCGACGACAAACCCCGGCTGTTTTTCGACAAGCCGGCCAAGTGGTTGTTCAACCGCCTCGATGCGCAGGGATGGATCATTGGTCGTCGTCGGCCTGACAAGGAAGCCATTCTGCTTCAGCACCTTGAACGGCGTGGATTCGTCGGTCCCTACGCGATTGTCTCCTGTTGGATCCCCCCACAGGCTGAGGTGTCCTCCGAGCTGCGCCGCCACCGACCTCAACAGTCCGGCGAATCTCACCATACCCATGTCAGTGGTGACAATCTCGCGCAGGATGACCCATCGTCCGCGCACCTTCTGACCAAAAACGGCGGCGGGGGTGAGGCCGAAGTCGATGCCAACGACGATGTCGATTCCGGCAAGGGGCACAAGCGGTTTTGGTGAAACATGCAGCGCGCGGTCGAAGGCGGGGTACACCGGCTTGCCGTCGGAGAGGGTGCCGTAGTGGTTGAAGACATAGACGT